AATATCAAACGTTGGTATTGGAACTACACAAGCAGCATTTATTCCTGGTGAAACTATTCAAGCAACTGAATCAACATTCTTTACTGTTGGTTTAACAACTGTTGCTACAATTGGAGTTACAACGACATTAATAACTGGTATTAATACATCAGGTATTGCATTGAATCAGGAATTAAATCAAGTAGAATTTGGACAAACTATTGTTATAGGAACAGGAGCAACTGTTACAAGTATTGGTGCAGGTCAAATTAACATAAGTATATTATCGTTAAATACTACTGGTGTTACAACCACAATTTCAGTTGGATCTACTGTATTCTCAAATTATGCTTTAGATTTCTTTAATGAAGAAAATCAAGACACAACCTTTGAATCAAACGATATACTCGAAAGTGAAGCTGACGATATACTCGATTTTTCAGAAGGTAATCCATTCGGTACATTCTAATGTTAGGACAATATTACTATCACGAAATACTCAGAAAAACCATAATATCTTTTGGTACAATCTTTAATGACATTCATATTCGTCATCGAGATGGTGCAGGTCAAGAATCAAGTGACATGAGAGTTCCTCTTGCTTATGGACCCATGCAAAAATTCTTAGCAAGATTAGAACAACAAGCAGATTTAAATAAAGCAGTTCAGATTACACTTCCAAGAATGTCATTTGAAACTACAAACATTGCTTATGATCCAACAAGGAAAGCTGGAATAACACAGACATTCAAAGCAACTGATGGTAGTAAACTTAGAAAAGTATTCATGCCAGTCCCATATAATGTTGGATTTGAATTAAATATTCTTGTTAAGTTAAATGATGATGCGTTGCAGATCGTAGAACAAATATTACCATATTTCCAACCATCATTTAATGTTACTGTAGATCTAGTAAACGTAATTGGAGAAAAAAGAGATATTCCCATTGTATTGGATAATATATCATTTCAAGATGATTATGAAGGAGATTTTGCAACAAGAAGAGCATTAATATACACACTCAACTTTACTGCTAAGACTTATCTGTTTGGTCCTGTATCTGATTCTAGTGAAGGTCTTATCAAGAAAGTTCAAGTTGATTATCATGCTTCTGTTGATACTGAAAATGCAAGAAGAGAATTAAGATACTCTGCTACTCCTCAAGCACTTAAAGATTATAATGATGATAATACAACTGTATTGAGAACAAACTTATCTAAAACTAAAACTAGATTTGATGTTACTGCAACCTCTGCTTTAGCAGTTGGTATGAGAATTATTATAGATAAAGAAATCATGAAGATTAAAGAAATCGTAGATGCAAATACGATTGTTGTTAATCGTGGTTATCAAAGTGTTTCTGCAACACATGTTGAAAATGCATCAATTGATGTATTAACTGCTGCAGATGATCTTTTAGTAGAACCAGATGATGATTTTGGATTTAATGGAGTTCTTGAACAATTTAGTGATTCAAGATCATATAGTCCAACACAACAGAAAGATATTTAATGAATACCATGACTAACTATGATTCGATTGATGAGGCTTTGAATACAAGTAGTGCTATTGATGTTAAATCAACTAGCACACCTAAGAAAGTGAAAAAAACTGAAACTGATGATATTAAAAAAGATTATGATTATACTCGTGCAAATCTTTACTCATTAATTGAGAAGGGTCAGGAATCATTGAATGGTGTCTTAGAAGTTGCTGGTGAAACTGCAAGTCCTAGAGCATATGAAGTTGCTGGACAGATTATAAAATCAGTTGCAGATACAACTGATAAGTTAATGGAACTTCAAAAGAAAGTTAAAGATGTAGATGAAGATAAGAAACAATCACCAAATACAGTTACAAATAATGCCTTGTTTGTAGGATCTACATCTGAGTTATCAAAAATGTTAAAGCAAGGAATACTAAATAATAAAGAAGATTCTTAATTCTAATGAGTGATTCTGTTACTATACAAAACTCTGATGGAGAAACTTTCGCAGAAGTGATTGATATTATCGGTGTATCCGAAGTCAGAAAAGCATTTCAACAATCTGTAAAAGAAGGTTCACTCCATAAGTGGTTTAAAGGTTCAAAATCTAAAGACGGTAAACCTGGTTGGGTAAACGTCGTTACTGGAGGAACTTGTGCGAGTGATAAACCTGGTGAGGGTACACCTAAATGTGTATCAGCTTCAAAACGTGCTAGTATGACAAAAGCAGAAAGACTCTCTGCTTCAAGAAGAAAGAAAAAAGCAGATCCTGGTCAACAAGGAAAATCTGGTGCTGCAAAACCAACTTACGTATCTACTGATAAAAAGAAAATGAAAGAAGAATTGGAACAAGTTGATGAAGTTTTAGGAATGGTCAAAAAGACAATTCAACTTCCTGGTGAGGTTGCCAAAATTCCTGGTAAAGTTGCAGGTTCAGTACTTCCCGAACCTTTAAAATCAGCAGTTAAAGTGCCTGGTAAAATTGCAGCAATGCCTACTAAAGTTGTTAGTTCAGTTATTCCTGGTGGTAAAAAGAAAATGAAAGAAAATTACATTGATGAAGAAGGTTATGATGTTGCAAGAGATCAAGGAAGAGTAAGACCATCTAAGGATAAGAAAGATGCAACTACAATGCCAGTAAGTGATGAAATGAAAAAGACACAGAAGGTAAACAAAGGTGCCTCTGCACTTGAACTTGTGAGAAAGAGATATGGTAAATCTGTAATGAACACAGAAGAAATAAAAAGAGATGAGTATGGTGATCCAATTGGTGGACCAAAGATCTCTAAAAAACAACTTAAGAAAAATCTTACATCAAATACACCTGATGAGCAACATACTACTACAACAAGTGAAGGGTATATTGATTTACCATTACTAGTTGAGATTCCAAAAAATGATGCATCATTTAGATTAGGACTCATGTTCCGTGAAAGTTTGGATGTGGATAAAGGTATGATTTTTATATTTGAAGAAGTAGGACAACATTCTTTCCACATGAAAAATACTCGTATTCCACTTGATATTGCTTTTGTAAAAGAAAATGGAACTATTGAAAGTATAAAAGAATTAACACCATATAGTAGTTTACCTGTATATTCAGATGGTGAAGTATTATTTGCAATCGAAGCAAATCGTGGTTGGTTTACTGAAAATAATGTAGAAGTAGGAGATGAAATAGTTTTAGCAGAGGGAGATAAGAAAGGAAAGGGAAGTGGAACTAAAGATGCTTGCTATCACAAAGTTAAATCAAGATATTCAGTTTGGCCAAGTGCATATGCATCAGGAGCATTAGTTAAGTGTCGTAAAGTAGGTGCTGCAAACTGGGGTAATAAATCAGAATCAGTTGAAATGAAAAATTATCTTGATAAGAAAGCAAAGATGCTGACTAAGAAAAGAGATGCACAATCTGATGCTGCTAAAAACAATCCTCATTTTGATAGCACACAACCTTCACCATCAGGTAGAAATAAGTATGAAGAAGTTGAATTAGATGAAAAGTGTTGGAAAGGTTATAAAAAGAAAGGTATGAAGACTATGTTTGGAAAGAGATATCCAAATTGTGTGAAAGCAGAAGACCTCTCAAACTGGAGAACTGAATTAGAACTTAGTGAAAGAGTTGGTGGTGCAGGAACTTTAGTTCGTCAAGGTGTTAAAGTTGGTGGAAAGAAAGGTGGTCAAGCAGTTCAAAAAGGAACTACTGCTGCCACTGCTGCAGGTAAAGCACAAGTTGCTAAAGCACAACAAGGAAATAAATCTAAAATGGTTGGATCTGGTAAATTTGAAAAAGCAGGTGCTTTTGTTGGTGGTGCTCTTGGTGGAGCTGCAGGAGTTGCAATTCCTGATGGTCCTGCAATGGTTGCAGGTGAATTAGCAGGTGGATATGCAGGTTCTAAAATCGGTGGTAAAATCGGTAGACAATTTGATAAGATTGGTGCTAAGAAACCTATGAAAGAAGAAAATATAGATGAAAAGTTAAGGTTTAAAACAAAGGATGAATTCGTTGATGGTATCAAGTCGATTCCAGGTAATCTTAATAAATTTAAAGAAAAGATTTTCCCAGATCGTGGCAACTCTAACGAGCCATCAGTAAGAGATGGATCTAGAACACCAGAAACTGGATTTAAGCATATTCCAAGTGTGAATAAAGATGGTACAAAAGATGTATATGGACAAAAAGGTGCAGATTTTGTTAAAGATAAAGGAAAAAAATTACTTTCTAAAGTGAGCGAACCTGCTAAAGGAATAGCAAGAGGAGCAGTTAAAGGTGGTGTTATAGGTGCAACTGCATTAACAGGTGCTGCATTAGCAAAAAGATTAATGAAAAAGAGTGATGATAAGAACGAAAGTTTTTCAAACTGGAGAAAAGATGTAGGTTATGAGGATAAGGACGACTCAAAAAAGTTACAAGAAGATGATATGAAGGGTATGAGTGTTAAATCAGGACACAAAAGACCCACAAAATCAGGTGCTGGTATGACGCAGAAAGGTGTTGAAGCATATCGTCGTAAGAATCCAGGTTCAAAATTAAAGACTGCTGTTACAACTAAACCATCTAAATTAAAGAAAGGTAGTAAAGCAGCAAATCGTAGAAAGAGTTACTGTGCAAGAAGTGCAGGGCAGATGAAGAAGTTTCCAAAAGCAGCTAAAGATCCAGATAGTAGATTAAGACAAGCACGTAGACGTTGGAACTGCTGATAAGTTATGAATGATAATGTATACCTTGGTAATCCAAATTTAAAAAAAGCAAATACTCCTCATGAATTTACAGAGGAGCAGGTCATTGAATTTGTTAAATGCAAGCAAGATCCAGTTTATTTTGCAAAAAAATATATCAAGATTGTTTCTCTTGATGAAGGATTAACTCAGTTTCATCCTTATGATTTTCAGGAGAAGTTAATCAAAAACTTCCATGAAAACCGTTTCAATATATGTAAGATGCCTCGGCAGACGGGTAAATCTACTACATCTGTATCATATCTTTTACATTATGCTGTTTTCAACGATAGTACAAACATTGGTATTCTTGCAAACAAAGCAGCAACTGCTAGAGATTTATTAGGCAGATTACAGACTGCATATGAGAATTTACCTAAATGGATGCAACAAGGTAT